CTAACCTGATTTATCATTTCGTTTGATCACTGCTTCAACAATTTTTGTCAAAAATTCAAATTCGTCTTTATCCATCTTCCGGCTTTCCAACAGCTCAGTGGTCTGGCCCGAGTCTAATCTACCGACTCCTGAGCTGAAGTGAAGCTTGTCTAGAAGAGCCATAAAGTCAACCTTCTCATCACCACTAGATACCAATTTCACTATTGCTAAAGTTTCTTCCCGAGAGCGTTTTATCGCCTCAAAATGCCTGAATTCATCCATACTTACACGATATTGCTTAAGGAAGAAAAAAGAAATCAATTCGATAAAAATCAAAATACCAACTTTTGGTACTAATGCTAATAACTGTAGAGTAATTGGTAGTGAAAGATTAACACCATGTGACTGAGAATAGAAAAACAGCATACCTCCAAATGAAAAAATAACCCCAAAAAACAAATAAACACCACCTCGCCTAAATATATCACCAGCCAACTTATTTGAACTCGAAATTAAATCCAACAAATACACTTCAGAGTTATTTTTTTTATCTTCAGTTACAGGTGGTATCCCCATGCTTGGGGCGGAGATTCTCCCTCCATCACCAAAGACGCGCTCATTTCTTCTGTCTCTTCCTTCATTTGCCTTGTTCTTTATCTTTAATATACATGAGTATACAGGCGATACACCAAAAATATTGGTATACGCGAAAGGCACTAACCAAAGAACTAAAGCTTTAAAGAATGGTTCAACTTCTGTAAGTACTGAAGAATACCCGAAAGACATAGAATATATATATCTAAAAGTAGGTGTCTGGACAAAGGATAACAACCCTAAATACAAGAATAAAAGCTCATAAACATTGATGAGCCACCTTCTGTCTTTAGACATACCTAAGGATAAAACAGCAATGAGAGATGTCGCCATCTCTTCCATAACGCTATTTTTATCTTGTGCCTTGCTTTTATCTTCTTCCTTTTCGCTCACTATTTTTTTCCCCATACAAACAAGATATTGGATTTAACATTGCTGCTTCTTCTAAATGGTCTGGTGCAAAATGAGCATATCGCATCGTCTCACGTATGTTCGCATGCCCAAGAATTCTTTGGAGCACCAAAATATTCCCACCGTTCATCATAAAGTGGCTCGCAAACGTATGACGTAACACGTGCGTCTTCTGCCCTTCAGCTAGCTGTATATCGGTCAAAGCCAGCATTTTCTTGAACTCCTGATAGCAGGGGTGAAACATTTTTCCCTGCAAAGGAGCCAACTCGTCGTACAGCCAGCGAGGGATCGGTACTGTACGATTCTTCTTTCCCTTCGTTTTTGTGAAAGTCAGCTTGTGAGGTGAAAGCTGTGAACGAGTCAGACGTTCGGCTTCGCTCCATCGAGCGCCGGTCGCAAGACATACTTTGACGATGCGAGTTAAGTAAATTTTCCCGTATGATTCACATGCATTGAGCACTTCACGAATTTGCGGTTGAGTCAGCCACGACATTTCTTTTTCGGCTTCTTTGAAAACTCTTACGCCCTCAAGAGGGTTTGGCAGGCTCCACTCACCTAACCGCTTCAGCTCATTGAAAACAGCTTCGAGGTACTGCTGCTCCCGATTCACGGTCACAGGTTTCGCAATCCACTTCTCAGGATTCGCGTGATAGCCATTGTCGATTTCACCTTTGAGGCGTTTATCTCGATAGTGCGCAAAATCTTTCGCTGTCAGTTGGGTAGCAATCGGATCACCAAGACCCCGGCAAACGATATGCAGTTTTGCCAATCGCGATTTACTTGCAGCCAATGACTGACCATGCAGGTTATGCCAGAGCTCAATCAGTTCACTCAGGCGTCGACGGTCTTCCTTCTCGCCCATCCACGGCTTATTTTGAGCCTCTTCCCTATAATACTGTTCAAAGGCAACAGCTTCCCCTTTGGTGGTGAACTTCTTTCGTACGCGGCGGCTGCCGGCCCCATCGACACGGAAATCACAAAGCCATTCACCAGAGGCTAGTTTTTTTATCGCCATAATTCTTTTAGTTAGTTCTGCTCAAGGTGAGATGTACCAGACCAATGCATTCGACCTCTGATACTGCACACTGAAAATCAGTGCCAGAATTGCTTACCTTGATTTTATTGCCTGGAATTCTCGCGACATCGTAAATGTCATGATCTCCATCGATGCTCAGAAGCCAACGGCCATTAGAGATATCAGTAGTGTCAAAATCGACTATCCAGGAGTTCAGCCCCTTACAAACATACTTTGGACTGGTCATTGCTTCCGAGAGCAGCGACTCATCAACAATCCACTTATCATTTTCAATCAGATTGCCAGCCAGGATGTCGAAGCGGGTCAACGTCTTCATCTTGCCTTGCGTGTGATCTGTATCGAACTTACTTCCCTTCCCTGTCGCTAACCAGCGAAGTGATACCCCCGTATCCAGAGCGCAAGCTACCACTACATCACCAGGGAAATAATCTCGTCTTATCCATGTGCTGATCGTCCCGGATGACAGCTCGTGCATATCACCAAGCTGCTTTTGCATAGTGAAACCATAAGCGTCCAGCATGCGCTGTAACACAGCTTTCCCACCTTCTAGTTCGTCTAGTTTCATCTTAAAAATCCGAGTAATCGCAAAAATCCAATTTGACACCTTAAATAAATAAGATTAGATTTCGCTTGAACCTGAAAAATGCACGCCAATGCACAGTAATGACAATCAACCGAGGATGATTACTTATGACTCCACAAATTGCAATCCCGTCCGGCGCGGACCTCATGACTTATGACGAATTTGCTGAATGCTACGGCTACAGCATTCGTACAGTAAAACAAATGGTTGCCGATGGTGACCTCCTCCTGATGCCTCGTAAAAAAGACGGTGGCGCTGCGCGTATCAACATGGTTGCTTTCCGTGCTCGCCTTCTGGCTCAGGGTCTCAATTGCCGTTACGTGGCCGCCTGAATAACTCGATTATTTAAGCTTACGAGGGAAAGCGCATGTTTGATTTTCAAGTTTCCAAACATCCCCACTATGACGAAGCGTGCCGGGCATTTGCTCAACGACACAACATGGCGAAGCTCGCCGAGCGTACAGGTATGAACGTTCAGACCTTACGCAACAAGCTTAACCCTGAGCAGCCTCACCAGTTCACACCGCCTGAGCTATGGCTGCTGACTGACCTGACAGAAGACTCAACACTTGTTGATGGTTTTCTGGCACAGCTCCACTGCCTGCCGTGTGTGCCGGTAAACGAGCTGGCAAAAGACAAATTGCAGTCCTATGTCATGCGCGCCATGAGCGAACTCGGTGAACTGGCGAGCGGTGCAGTCTCAGCAGAACGCCTGACCCCGGCACGCAAACACAACATGATTGAGAGCGTTAACTCTGGGATCCGTATGTTGTCGCTCTCAGCCATGGCATTACAGGCCCGACTCCAGGCTAACCCGGCGATGTCGAGCGTGGTCGATACGGTGAGCGGGCTCGGCGCATCGTTTGGCCTGGTCTGAGGTGAAAATGCTGAATAATGAACCTTCATTTGCTTCGCTATTGGTTAAACGAAGCCCGGGTATGCACCACGGCCACGGCTGGATTACGGGCAAAAATGGTAAGCGCTGGCATCCAGCCCATTCACAGGCTGAATTATTGGCTGGCCTGAGTTCACGAAAACCGGAGGGATCATGGCTATCGAAGCTGTTGCGTCGACTGCCCCGCTGAGAGTAGGTGAAAGACTGGCTGGATTGAATCACATCTCTGAACTGCGTGCCCGTTACTGGGGCGATAACTGGAAAGAGCTGGAGCTATTTTTCGACGATATGCGTGATAAGCGTGACCCGCAAGCAGAAGAGAATAATCGCGCGCTGGCCGCCATTCTTTTTCTGGCAAAAATACCGGCAGCTCGTCATGAACTCGAATTGAATGAGCTGACGACTGAAGAGAAAAAAGCGCTTATATCAGCAATGAATCACTTTCGTGCAGTCGTGAGTTTATTTCCAAAACGGCTAACCATGCCGGTTTAACACCAAACAGAAATTAAATGGCGTCCACCCGCCGGGCATTCCTTTGCCCAAATTCAGGAGAAAGCATTATGCGAAATACCGAGAACCTCAAATTTAAAGCTGACAACGACGCGCTGGTCGTACTGCTGAATAAAGCCAAAAGTGAAGAGCGTAAAGACCGTGCCCTTGCAGTTTCACTGCGCCTCGAAGCGCTGGCTATCCATATCACCCGTGAAGGCATGAATGGCCCAGAAGCCGCTGAACTGCTGCGCCGGGAAGCCACCCGCTACGAAAACGAATCACAGGAGCTGCACTAATGGCCGACGCAATGGATTTAGCGCAACAGCGTGAACAGGAAGACCGCGAGCGTCACATCAGCAACGCCCGCCGCCGTATCACTGCCCCCGCTCGCTTGCTCTGCGACGAATGTGATACCCCTATCCCTGAAGCACGTCGCATCGCCATTCCGGGCGTGGCTTTTTGTGTGACCTGTCAGCAGGTTGAAGAGCTGAAAAACAAACATTATCGAGGGATCTGAGTTGGCTCTTTCATTCGCTTATCCGTGGAATGCACCACGGTCGGCAATAGCCAGCCCATACCTGACCTATGACCAACAATATCGCCGCGATCGTATGTTCGCGGCTTTGCTGCATGCCAGAAAAGCATTATCTCTCCAACCTGAATGTGTCCGTTACGACGTCTATCGCACTGCGGCGGTACTGGAACAGCATCAGGGCAGTCAGCGTGCCAATGCCTTTTTAATCAGCTTCTGCAAGAAGGCATTACCACGACTCGAACTGGTTACCGCCCGATATCAGGCCACCGGTATTACCAGCGAGGTTTCAGCCGCTGTATTCAATGGGCATTTTGATAGTGAGCTGCTCCAGTATCTCGCCACGCGCATGGTCAATATGATTGCCCGATTTAACCGGCTCCCGGATATGTCCAAAGCCGATATTGAACTGCTGGCAGGAGACATCGCCAACTTCATCCGCGCCGAACTGGCTGACATCAATGACACCGGATTCAGTGAACTCAAAACGCTGCACGCCTGGTATATGCGTGCCGGTTTAATTGCCCGGCAATTTAATGTCACTCCGCTTAAATGGGAGCGAGTTACGAGGAAATTCGCGGGTCAGGATGAAATCGGCCCGGCGGTTGTTCGCATGTTCAACGAAGTCTGGTGGCGTGGCCGTCTGCGTCGGATTGCCGCCTCATGGCGTGAACACCTGCAAATTGCTGTCGGGAATGTCAGTAAGAAAAAGCACGTATACGCGAGCAAAGGCTGCGTTGCCGATTGGCGTGAGCAGAAGCGCCGCACGCGTGAATTTCTCAAAGGTCTTGAGCTCGAAGATGAAGACGGTAACCGCATCAGTCTGATTGAAAAATACGATGGCTCAGTGGCTAACCCGGCGATTCGTCGCTGCGAGCTGATGACCCGTATTCGCGGGTTTGAAAATATCTGCAATGAGCTCGGCTACGTCGGCGAATTCTATACGCTGACCGCCCCGTCGAAATATCACGCCACCACCAAAGCCGGTTATCGCAACCACAAATGGAACGGCTCAAGCCCGGCAGACACCCAGGGTTATCTCACTGGCTTATGGGCACGCATCCGCGCCAAACTTCATCGCGAAGATGTCCGTATTTTCGGGATCCGCGTAGCCGAACCTCACCACGATGGTACCCCACACTGGCATATGCTGATGTTTATGCTGCCTGAAGACGTCGAGCATGTTCGCCGGGTCATTCGTGACTATGCCTGGCAGGAAGACAGCCACGAGCTCAGAAGCGACAAAGCCAGAAAAGCGCGTTTTCACGCCGAGGCTATCGACCCGGAGAAAGGAAGTGCCACCGGGTATGTTGCGAAATACATCTCCAAAAACATCGACGGCTATGCGCTTGATGACGAAAAAGACGACGAAAACGGCGAACTGCTGAAAGAGACCGCTCCGGCGGTTTCTGCATGGGCGTCGCGATGGCATATCCGGCAGTTTCAGTTTATCGGCGGTGCGCCGGTGACTGTCTACCGTGAGTTGCGTCGACTGGCCGACACCGAGACCGCGCATGGTCTGAGCGTCGAGTTTGCAGCCGTTCACGATGCCGCTGACGGTGGTGATTGGGCAGGCTACGTTAACGCTCAGGGTGGGCCGTTTGTTCGCCGTGACGATTTACAGGTGCGCACGCTGTATGAGCCACGCGCCGACTTTAATCAGTACGGTGAGGAAACCGTCTGCATCCGTGGCGTTTACGATGCTTTCGTGGGTGCCGACACTCCGATTTTAACCCGCCTCACGCAATGGAAGATTGTGCCGAAGCGCGCCGTTGATTTGGCCGTTGACGTTAAGGGCGATCCTTCGCCCTCTCGGAGTTCTGTCAATAACTGTACGGGAAGCGAAAGCGATCTGCCGGACCTCGATTTATCCAAACCGTTGAGCAGACATGAAAAGCGCCAACTCACCACCCGACTCCGGCTGAAAAAACCAGCGATAAGGCGAGAGTTTACTCACGGAACGGCAAAACAGAGCGAAGTGATAACCAAGACAATTGAGGAGGTCCATATAAACACCGGCGTAACCATCAGCCAGGGTGAAGCCCTGCACCTGATAGCCGGAGGTAAAAGTTGTATTAACGGCCACTGGTGCCGAGGAAGCACAAAAGGCGAGATCTTTGCAGCAAGCCCGTCACACGGCGAAAAGGCTAGGAGAATTCTCAAGCGCGTCGCCGATTTAGCAGAGCAAACGAGGCAAAAATAGGCACTAATTTTCATCGATATCATGCACATACAAAACACGAAACCCGATCTTTTACTTCACATTTATATTCACAACACTATACTGTACAAACATACAGTAAATCCTTTGGGAGGGAATTCATGGTTGGCGAGCAACTCAGCCGAACGCAGCAAAAATGGGCATGTGTGCAATTTATCGCGGAGGTCTCGTTGATCGCGAACTGCAAACCATCAGACCTCAAGCTTGCGCTCACTCTCATTGCTGACCTGGCGCACAGCGAAAACGGCGAACCAGAGGAAAACGTCTTTTATGAGGCCAAATAGCACATAGAGAATGTGATACTCAACACCGCTTTACCCCAGTAAACCTCGTTAGCGCGAAGACTCGCTATTTGCGCTGACGGGGTTGAATAACTCGCTCCGCGAGGCGTTAGAAAACCCGACCCAGATCACGAATATTCGATTAATTTAGCCACGCATCTATAAGGTGCATGGATCTGCATGTACTTTTGATCGCCTCACGATCCCCTCACCGGCCCGCCTGGCAAGGGGCTAGAGGTTTATTGCATTTGCATTAAAAGCAGCCCATAAAGCGGGCAGGCGTGGCGGGGAAAGCATTGCGCGCTTACACACAGAAACTCTTGATTTTCATATACAATTGCGTTAAAAGTAAACTTAGGGCTATAGGCAGATTTTTTGTCACGAAGCGTGATATATGAAAAGAATGTCCGGTGGAATGCCGATCAAAGTGTTAAGTTACTTGATGATTAGATTGCAAATGAGCTTAATGAGTGCCTATAGACCCTCCCCCTTCAAATTTTATGTATATATAAATTATGTCCACAAATAATAAACTTAAAGAATTGCAAGATGCAAAAACATTAGAAGACCTTGCTATTTTATTGGCAACTCCCTTGCAATTGCTCACTTATGTTTTACATGGCAGATACAAACTTGGGTTAGCAAACTATCGTTCATTTTCTTTAACGAAAAAAAATGGTAGTGAAAGACTAATAAATGCTCCTGTCGATGAGTTAAAAAGTATCCAAAGAAAATTATCCCTACTTTTACAGGATTGCCAGAGAATAATAAGCATTATAGAAGGTCATCGCTCGCATCAAAAAGAAATAAAAAGCATTGCGCATGGTTTTGTAAAAGGCAAGTCTATAATTAGCAATGCCACGCCTCACAGAAATAAGAGATTTGTTTTAAACACGGACTTACAAGATTTCTTCGGCAGTATTCATTATGGACGAGTTTATGGATTTTTCCTCACAAATAAACATTTCCAACTCAAGGAGGATATTGCTCGAGCTATTGCTAATTTAGCATGCTATGAAGGAAGGCTTCCTCAAGGCGCACCTACATCACCTGTAATATCCAATTTAATTACTGGGATACTGGATGTAAAAATTTCCGCTTTAGCTTATAAGAATAAGTTATATTATACTCGCTATGCAGATGATCTTACCTTTTCCACTAATCTAAAGGAATTTCCTTCAAGTATCGCTTATGAAGATGAAGGCACAGTAGTAATTGGTCATGCGCTAAAAAATATTATTCAAAAGCATGGGTTTACGATCAATACATCTAAGAATAGACTCCAATATAAAAACTCTCGGCAAGATGTAACTGGTTTGATTGTCAATTCCAAAATCAATGTAAAAAATGAGTATCGTAACAGGGTTAGGGTGTTATGGCATAAGATTCAAAATGGTAAGGAAATATATGCAATACAAGGTGACAAAGATGACAAAAAAAGCATTAACTATTTAGTTGGGGTTCTGAGCTATATCTATCAAGTGAGGAAGTCTAATGCTATCAGAACAAATACAACGATTAGCTTAAGTAAAAAGCCGCAAAAGAAAGAAATTGATAGCATCCTTGACGCTGATGCAAGAATGTATAGAGACGTGATATTTTTTAAAAATTTCATAGTCAACACCAAGCCTTTAATTATTTGTGAAGGTAAAACGGACATAACCTATCTTCGCTCCGCACTACTTTCACTATCAAATAAACATCGTAGCCTCATAGAAAAAAAAGATATAAAAATTGATTTTTTACGAATAACTCAAACAATTAAAGAGTTATTTAAAATTAGTGGTGGAACTGGCGACATAGGAAACCTCATCAGCAATTACTCAAGTTATTGTGATCACTTCAAGAGATTTACCCCTGCATCACCTGTAATTATTCTTATTGATAATGATTCAGGAGCAACGCCATTAAGGTCGTTAATAAAAGAAATAACAAAGACACCATTCACCAAGGAAACCGAGTTTGCACACATTATCAATAATTTATATATCATTCAAACGCCGCCACTTGATGGAAAAGATAGTGCAATAGAGGACCTATTCGATTCAAAAACCCTAAAGACAAAACTCGATGGTAAAACATTTATTTATAACAAAGCGGATTTTGACACAAAAAAACACTATGGAAAAAATCATTTTGCAGAATACGTCATCCGCCAAAACAGGAAAGATCTAAACTTCAATGGATTCAACCCATTATTTGAAAGCATAAAGAAAATAATTAAAGAATACAAAAAAAAGCCCCGTTAAACGGGGCTCCCAGACTATTTCAACTCGTAAGAACTGAAAGAAATAATACTATCCCCAAGCCATTCATTAATTTCTTCAAAACGTGACTGCAAGGGCGTCAACTCGTTCCTAACAAATACTTCAGCAGCTTTCACCACGTCACCAAACCCACCCGAATTGTTAGGCATCATCCCCATCATCTGAGGAGGTACGCGATGTGCGCTCATCAGATCTTCAGCACTCACCTTCTTAATGTTGAAGAAATCATCTTTTGTGGCGACTTCGCTCAACGGTACAATTTTAATCCCGTCAGCTTTGCCGTTTGGCGCGTAGAAAAACAGATTCTTAAAATTCCCCAATCCTTTCGAGTCACGCATCGCCTTGCGCAGCGCTTCGACGTCAGTGCTGCTTTGTGCGGCGTCGGTCACATACATGATGTACCCGGCGTGCGCCCCGTTCTGATAATACTTGCGGCGGAACAGCGTCGCGGATTCATTCAGCCAGGCGGAATTGAGTGCACTCAGGTACTCCGGCAGGCCGTACACTTCCTGATTGATATCGGGTTCGAGCAGGTGAAACACCGAGCCTGATGCGAACTGGTGCGGCTTCGAGTCGGATTGCATGTACCAGTAGGTGTCATCCTCCACCCCACGCCGGGTGTATTTCGCCGGTGAAGCCTCCAGTTTGAGCGGTTTGCCTGACAAACTGACGCGCTTCTCAATAAACGCATTACCGAAGACCAGAAAATCGAGCACAAAACGGCTGAAGTCCTGCCGGGATAATTTTGGGTGCGGAATGTAGGTCGACACCAGAATATTACGCTTCACGTAAATCGGTGAGCTGTGGTGCACGGCCGCACGCATACTTTTCGCCAACCCCGAGAAACTGACCGGCGGCTCATACCACTGACCGTTGTCGACGCATTCCACGTAATCGAGAATATCGCGCCGGTCGAGCACCGCCGTCGGCTCGCCAAAGGTGAATGCTTCCATGCTCTGAGCGGGCGCGGCGGTGTGCTGGCGTGGCTTCGCGGTGTACGGGTTTTTCTTGCTGCGTTTGCTCATTAATAAAATTCCATAATCGAGGATGAAGGCTGGCCGCTGGCGGCGGTCAGTGGCTCGTTGATTAAGACGTGCATGGTGGCCCAGGCGAGATCTGCATGACTGGCTTCCTCGGTGCGGCTGGCCTCGTAGGTGGCGCTGCGCCCGCTGCTGGTCATGGTTTTGCGGATGGACATAAACGACTGCGTGAGGTCGGTTGCGCCGACGTCATACTCGAGACAACCGCGCGTGATGGTGTCTTTGGCTTTCAGTACCATCGCGGTTTTCATTTCCGGGGTGTAGCGGATTTCACGCGTGGCCGGGTAGAACGAGCGCACGAGCTGGAAGACGCCCTGACCAAGCCCGGTCGCATCGATGCCGATGTACTCGACGTTATATTTCAGCGTCAGCTCGCGGATAGATTCGGCCTGCTGTGCGAAGTCCATGCCTTTCCACTGGTGGCGCTCAAGGATGCGGAATTTACCCCCGGCGACCACCGGCGGCGCGATAACCACGCACCCGGCACTGTCGCCGCGTAATGACGGGTCATAGCCGACCCAGACCGGACGATGACCGAATGGCCGGTCGGCGAACGGCGCAACGTCCTCCCATTTCTCCAGACTGTCGACCATACAGCGCTGTAATTCCTCGAACGGGAAGACCGACGCTTTGTCGTCGACGAACTCGCACATAAACAGATTACGGAAGTCATCGACGCTGTTTTCCCGGCGCAGGGTGTCGATATTAAACAGGGTACAGCCTTTGGCGAGCGCGTCCTCAAGAGTGACAATCTGCCGCCACTGGCCGTCCGGGCAGGCGACGCCCTTCGCCAGTGCCGCGTGCGTGATATCGATGTCGACCCGCTCGCTGGCGTTGGACCGGCCGCGGTTGAATTGCTCCCCTGACCAGAACGGATAAGCCCCGTGTGCCAGTGAGGAAGGCGTCGAAAAATAGGTGGTGCGCAGGTGCTCCTGCGAGGACATCCCGGAGGAAACTTTCTTCAGTTGCTGGAAGTTGGGGATCCAGAAAATTTCATCGACGTACAAATCGCCGTTATGGCTTTGCGCGGTGTTGGAGTTGGTGCCGAGAAAAATCAGCTTCGCGCCGTTGTTGCCGATGACAATCGGGTCGCCGGTGAGCTCGACTTCCGCCAGCTTCGCAAACTGGATGATGTACTCGCGGAACACGTAAGCCTGCGTTTTACTGGCCGACAGGAAAATCTGGTTGTTGCCGGTCTTCAGCGCCCGCATCAGCGCCTCGCGGGCAAAATAAAACGTCGCGCCAATCTGGCGGGATTTGAGGATGTGACGGATACGGTGCGCCAGCCCGGCGCGGTACCAGTCGAGCTGATACTCGAATGACTGGTCGAGGAAAATCTCCTCGAGCTTTTCGATAGCCTCATCGCTGAAAAAGTTTTTTTTCGGCTTCTTCTTCTCGCCCTTATTGCGGTTGGCGACGTTGGGGTTTAAATCCGCCTCGTTGCCGGTCTGGCTGTAGCGGTTAACCCGCGCCAGACGCTCCATTTGTCGCGCCAGAAAATCAGCGACCTTGAAATCGTGTGCCGTCAGGTCGGGCTTTGCATACAGCTGAATCAGCCGTGCTTCGAGCGTGGTTTCGACGCGCGTCAGGGGCGCGGTTGCTTCCCACTGGTCGCGCTGTTTCCAGCTCTGCACCGTGGGGCGTTTGGTCTGCAACATCTCCGCGATTTGCGGCACGGAAAAGCCCTGCCAGAACAGCAGCGCTGCCTGTCGTCGCGGGTCGCTCAGGAGTGTGGTCTCAGTGGTGATGGTCATGTTTGCCTCGCCGTGGTTGATACAGGGCAAGGCTAAAGAAACAGGGGCGGTGAATCGCTAAAGCCCTGTTGTGTCAGGGGTACGCCATCCGCAATCGATAGCCGCTGCGGGGGTGAGTCGGGAAACTAAGCCTGACCCGAAAACCCAACCTCAGGACACCTGACTCATGGCAAAAAAAGCCTCCAAAATCTCGAAATGGTTTCGCATCGGCGTCGAGGGTGACACCTGCGACGGTCGCGTCATCAGCGCCTCAGACATTCAGGAAATGGCCGACACCTTTGACCCGCGTGTCTACGGTTGCCGCATTAATCTCGAACATATCCGCAGTATCAACCCCGACGGCCAGTACGGCCGCTATGGCGACGTTGCCGAGGTGAAAGCCGAAGTCATCGATGATGACTCAGCGCTGAAAGGCAAGCTGGCGCTGTTTGGCAGAATCACCCCGCTCGATAACCTCATCGACATGGTGGCGAAAGGCCAGAAGGTTTACACCTCGATGGAAATTCGCCCCAACTTCGCCAACTCCGGCAAGTGCTATCTCACCGGGCTGGCTGTCACCGATGACCCGGCGAGCCTCGGCACTGAGTACCTCGAATTTTGCAGCCGCGCCACGGCGAACCCGCTGAACGGCAAGAAAGAGCAGCCGGGCGACCTGTTTTCGGTGGCGACCCTCGCCGAGCTGGAGTTTGAAGACCAGCCCGAAACCCTGCTCAACAAGCTGACCGACACCGTCAAAACCATTTTCAGCCGCAGGCAACAGAGCGATGACGCGCGTTTCGCCGACGTGCATGAGGCGGTGACGTCCATTGCTGAGCGTGTACAAACCGGCGATGACGCGACTGAAGCCCGTTTTGCTGCGCTGGAAACCGCACTCGAGAACCTGAAGCAGGACGTCGCCGCGCAGGGGAATGAAACGGCGCAGCAGTTCAGCACCATTAAAACCACCCTGGACAAAACCGAAAGCATTAAACAGCCGCGTCGCCTGCTGAGCACCGGCGGTGATGCGGCGGATGTGACGCTGACCGACTGCTGATTGACCCATTTCAAACAGGATAAAAATCAATGCGTAAAGAGACCCGTTTTAAATTCAACAAATACCTGAGCCGCCTTGCTGAGCTGAACGGCGTGGAGGTGCCGGACCTCGATAAAAAATTCAACGTCGAGCCGTCCGTCACGCAGAAGCTCTTCGACAAAATCCAGCAGTCGTCCTCGTTCCTGCAACTCATCAACATGGTGACCGTGGGCGAGCTGACCGAGGAAAAAGTCGGCATCGATGTCACCGGCACCATCGCCAGCACCACCGACACCGACGGCGGTACCGAGCGCAAAACGGCGGATTTCTCGAAGCTGGACGCGTTCCGCTACTTCTGCAAACCGGTCAACTTCGATTACAACCTGAAGTACAACAAGCTCGACCTGTGGGCGCGATTTGAAGACTTCCAGATCCGTATTCGTAACGCCATCATCAAGCGTCAGGCACTGGACTACATCACTATCGGGTTTAACGGCACAAGCCGCGCACCCACCTCCGACCGGACGAAAAATCCGTTGCTTCAGGACGTGGCGGTCGGCTGGCTGCAAAAGTACCGCAACGATGCGCCAGAGCGCGTGATGTCACACGTCGTCGATGATGACGGCACCGTGATTTCCGACACGATTAAAGTCGGTAAAGGCGGGCATTACGCCAACCTCGACGCGCTGGTGATGGATGCGCACGAATCCCTGATTGAAGAAATTCACCGCGAAAACCCGGAGATGGTTGTCATCTGCGGCCGTCGTATCCTGACCGACAAATATTTCCCGATGATTAACAAGTTCCAGGCCAACAGCGAACAGCTCGCCGCCGAGCTGATTGTCAGCCAGAAAACCATCGGCCAGCTTCAGGCGGTACGTGCGCCGTTCTTCCCGGCGAACAGCGTCTTTATCACCACGCTGGATAACATTCCATCTACCTGTACGAAGACGGCCACCGTCGCCACATCGTCGAAAATCCGAAACTCGACCAGGTGGAAAACTACGAGCAGGTAAAAGTCGATTTCGTTATTGAGGATTACGCGGCCGGTTGCCTGATTGAAAACATCGAAATCCTCGAGCAGGACGAAGAGGCCACCCCGGAAGCAGCGAGCGCGAAAGTGTTTGCGGCCGAAATGGTGAAAGCCATGCAGGCGCTGACGGCCGGGGTTGTCACTCAACATGCCGACGCCCCAAAGGCTGACGCGCATACCGACGGCGAGGAGGCGTAACCGATGGCGAGCCCCGCACGGCGTCACGCGATGCGGGTCTCGGCCGAACAGGCATCGCAGCGGGAACAGCGCCCGCTGCGCCATGCCACGGCTTACGAGCAAATGCTCGTGAAGCTGGCCGCAGACCGCAGGACGCTTTCACAAATCCATTCCCGGGAACGTAAGGCAGAGAAAAAGCGCGAGCTGCTGCCGTTTTACCTGCCGTGGGTGACCGGCGTGCTCGAGACCGGCACCGGGGCGCAGGATGACATCCTGATGACCGTACTGCTGTGGCGTCTCGATGCCGGAGATATTCCCGGTGCGATTGAGATTGCCCGCTACGCGCTGCGTTTTGGCCTGTCGATGCCAGACGGTCACGCGCGCACCGCGCCGTACATGCTGGCCGAAGAGGTGGCGCTGGCCGCATTACGCGCCCGCGCGGCCGGTCAGCCGATGGATGTGCAGCCGCTGCTGACCGTTATCGAGATGACCCGCACCGCCGATATGCCTGACGAGGTTCGCGCCCGCCTGCATAAGGTCGCCGGTCTTATCCTGCGCGATGCCGGGCTGCTGACTGAGGCGATGATGCACCTGCAACGCGCCATTCAGCTGGATGACAGTTGCGGCGTGAAAAAAGACATCGAACGCCTCGGCCGAGAGCTGAAGCCGAAACCTGTCGCCCCGGAGAAGAAAACCCCGCCGAAGCACGCGAAAAAGGCCACCAAAAAAACAACCGATTCACCGGCGAAACGGGGGCGTGGTCGCCCGAGGAAAGTCGCCGGTTAACAGAATGCGCCCCGCGCCGGGCGGCACGCTGGCCGAGGCAGGTGTTTCACCTGAGCGGAGGCCAGCGTCCACCGCCCACCTATTTCAGAGGTAGTCATGACGACGCTTGTAGTCAGTAACCCGGCACGACCGCGCGAGCTGCTGGTCATTCCGCCGGTGCCGGATGATGAACCGGTAATAAAAAACACCGGCTTTTTCCCGGACGTTGACCCGAAGCGCGTGCGGGAAGAAATGCGCCTCGAGCAGACGGTTTCCCCTGTGCGCCTGCGCCGGGCAATTAAGGCCGGAATGGCCGAAACCAACGCCGAGCTGCGCGACTGGCGCGACCTTCAGCTCGGGGCCGGTCACGCGACGCTCGCGGAGGTGCCGACCGATGAGCTCGATGGCGAGAGCGTGCGTGTTTTCCACTATTTCAACGCCGTGTGTGCCATGACCACCGCCACGCTCTATGAGCGTTATCGCGGGGTGGATGCGAGCGCCAAAGGTGACAAAAAGGCCGACAGCATCGACAGCACCATCGATGAGCTGTGGCGGGATATGCGCTGGTCAGTGGCCCGTATCCAGGACAAAGCCCGCTGCATCGTGGGGCAAATCTGATGAATGTCATCGCGCAGCAGGGCGACACCCTCGACGCCCTGTGTCATCGCCATTACGGCCGCACTGAGGGCGTTGTTGAGGCGGTGCTCGCCGCTAATCCGGGTCTGGCTGAGCTGGGGGCCATTCTCCCGCACGGCACGTCCGTCAGCCTGCCGGTCATCGACACCGCTGCCGTTACGGAGACCCTTAACCTGTGGGATTAACGATGGAAAAAATCACAACGTTTCTGACGTACTGGTTTTCCGTGGCGCTGGCCTATTTCGGCACGCAGACCCCGGAAAAACTCGCGCTGTATGTCGGCGGTGGGTGTGCCATTTTCACCGCGCTGGTGAATTTCTGGTATCGCCGCCAGACCTACCGCTATCTCGTTGCGGCCGGAATCGATAAGGGGGTGATCCGTGGCCTCAGTCGTTAAACGTTGCAGTGTGGCCGTCGTGCTGGCGCTGGCGGCACTGGTGCCTGATTTTCGTCTGCTGAATACCTCGCCGGAGGGTCTCGCCCTGATTGCAGACCTTGAGGGGTGCCGTCTGCGCCCCTACCAGTGCAGCGCGGGCGTGTGGACGTCAGGCATCGGCCACACTGCCGGGGTGGTACCCAAACGCAATATCACCGAACACGACGCGGCGGCGAATCTGGTCGCCGATGTGCTCAATACTGAGCGATGGCTGGCGGTCTGCGTGCCAGGGAAGATGCCGCAGCCGGTCTATGACTCGCTCGTCAGTTTCGCCTTTAACGTTGGCACCGGTGCGGCCTGTCGCTCGACACTGGTCTCGTTTATCAAACGTCAGCAGTGGGGGCAGGCATGCGACCAGCTCACCCGCTGGGTGTACGTAAACGGCGTCAGGAATACCGGACTTGAAAACCGTCGCGCCCGGGAATGGACGCGCTGCATGCAGGGGGCAAAATGAAAACACTGATGATTTTACTGGCTGTGGCCGGGCTGGCGCTGGTCTGGCTGAAGCATGAAAACAGTAAGCTCAGCCGCGCGTTTACCCGCGCGAATGACGTCGCCAGTGACCAGAAACGCACCATCACCATGCTGAAAGACCAGCTACTCACCGCGCAGCGCCTGAGTGCGGACAATGACCGGGCGCAGGTGCAACTGCGCCAGAAACTCGCCGCCGCCGGAACGCGGGCCGCGCGTCGGGAGCGAACCATCACGAGGTTACTCAATGAAAACGAGGATTTACGCCGCTGGTACAGCGCTGAGCTGCCTGCTGCTGTGCGCAGCCTGCACCGACGCGCCCCCTGCATCTCCGCCGGTCGTTGTGCTGAACGCCTGCCCGAGGGTCAGCCTGTGTCCGATGCCGGGCAGTGACCCGTTCACCAATGGTGACCTGAGCGCCGACATTCGCCAGCTCGAAACCGCGCTCGAAAGCTGTGCGCTTCAGGTCGAAACGATTAAAGCCTGTCAGGATAAAACTGATGTTCAAACCGAAGAGTCTGCGCAACGCCTTGACTGATGCCGTGCCGGTGCTGAGAGCGAACCCCGACATGATGCGCATTTTTATCGATAACGGGAAACTGGCCTCTACGCTGGCGACATCGCTGTCGTTTGAAAATCAGTACACGCTCAACGTGGTGGTTACCGATTTTCCGGGCGATATTGATTTGATCCTCGTGCCGATTCAGGCGTGGCTGCGGGTCCAGCAGGCCGACATCATGACCACGGATGAGGGGCGTAAACGTGGCTTCATCTACGAGGCAGACATCAACAACGACGACAGCATCGACCTCAGCATCAGTCTGTTACTGACCGAGCGCACCATCGTCAGAGAAGTCGGGGCCGAGCTGCACATCAAGCACGCGCCCGAACCGCAGCCGCCAGAGCCGGTGACCCGACCGATGAAGCTGTATGTTCACGGCGAGCTTGTGAGCGAATGGGATGAATGAGTTTAAGCCCTTTGATGACCGGCTGGCCGGGCTGATTGCGGCGCTGTCACCGGCGAGTCGTCGACGGATGGCCACTGATATCGCGAAGACGCTGCGCACCCGACAGCAGCGCCGTATCAAAACGCAAAAAGCCCCGGATGGCACCCCATATGCCGCCAGAAAGCGCCAGCCGGTCAGGGCCAAAAAGGGCCGGGTAAAGCGCGAAATGTTTGCGAAGCTTCGTACTAACCGCTTTATGAAAGCGACCGGGCGCGATGATGCTGCTGTCGTGGAGTTTGCGGGCAAGGTGCAGCGTATGGCGCGGGTGCATCAGTATGGACTCAAAGACCGGCCGAACCGTAACAGTCGTGAAGTGCAATATCCGCAACGCCAGTTACTCGGATTTGGTCAGGCAGAAAAGCAAGCCATTGAGAGGCTGATTGTTAAGCATCTCTCTTAAAGAATTTACGCTCAAAATCCTGAGAAATGATGGGGGGAGGAAGTAAACCGAATGGAGAGCAGAACAACACCTCAATTAAAAACCAAATAAATCATACACCTACAGAAGTCACAGTTAAACTCTCTTGCTCTGATTTACAATGACCAGGAAGTGCAAAGCCATAAGTTTTTCAGAGCAATTATCTTATAGTGTATACACTAAAACGTTGTGTTCATGCTGGGGTTGACATGTGTAGAACTACGTGAAATGAATGCTTTTATGTTATATGATGAGATACAGAAAGCTTACATGAATGGGGATGAACACCATTGCGTAGACTTTTAAATAAATTTAAAGGGTTCTAATATGGCTAGTGCGAATCAACTAAAGTTATTAATAAAAAGTTATATTAATAAAGATAACAGAAAGTTTCTTACAACCGTACTCCAAATTGCTGCGCATGAAGCCAAAATTGGGCATGGTAATTTTGCAGATGAACTTCGAACTTTAGTTGAAAAAGCCAAGTTATCTGATTTTGAATCAGAGAGTAATACATATCCTAAAATTGTGTCATCCAGCACTGCTTTAACCAGTCATTCATCAACAGACCTTTTTACTGTTAGTCACCCTACGGTTTCTATTAAAGACATAATTCTCTCTAAAGCAGTAAATGCAAAAGTATCTAGATTCTTAGATGAAAATAAAAACTCAAAGAAAATACGGCAATTTGGACTCATTCCTCGTCGGCATTTGATGCTTTATGGACCGCCTGGCACGGGAAAAACAATGACTGCTTCAGTTATTGCTCACGAGTTATCATATCCATTGTTTACGGTAAGGATGGACTCTCTTATAACAAAGTTTATGGGGGAAACATCAGTTAAATTAAGGAGTATATTTGATTATATTTCGCAACATAAAGGTGTTTATCTTTTTGATGAATTTGACACCATAGGTTCTAAAAGAAGTATGATCAATGATGTTGGTGAGATTCGTCGGGTATTAAATACATTTCTACAGTTGCTAGATGATCATCGATCGGATAGTCTTATTATTACAGCGACCAATCATAAAGAAATTCTGGACAATGCCCTTTATAGACGATTTGATGATGTGATTGAGTATGAACTTCCTTTAAAAGAGGGGCTTACGCAGCTTATTAAATCAAAATTCATTGCTTATGCTTTGCAAGTGCAGGATTTCTCATTAATAACAAAATCAGCAGACGGCTTAAGCTATGCTGAAATATCAAAATCCTGCGATGATGCTATTAAGCACTCGATTATAACGAATAGTAACTTTGTGACACAAGATTTACTTATAAATATGCTTTTGGAAAGAAAGTCATTTCATTAAATATTTAAGGTGAGACCTTATGAAGGGACATATAAAGATTTCATTAGAACAGAAACTGTATGGGTTTTCTCCTATCCCACCAAAAATTGAGAAAAAAATAGTACCAGTAAATAGAAATGCTCACTTTGCTAAAGTTAGAGGTTCATTACAGCAAGCTTTGTCCGTAGCCGAAAAAGGAACAAAGTACTTAGCAGACCAATTTGAAGATATCGCCCCCCCTAAAAATATCGTTCTAACATTTAAGGAAAATATTGAAATAAACGAAAGATTGGCTATCAGCAGTCTGGATTCGCATGGAATGAGATTGTTGTCGGTAAACAAAATAGATAACAAGACCGTTGCCAATGTCTCTATTCCTAAAGATAAACTTGAAAAACTAAAATCACTTATCGAAGATTATGGTACAAAAGAACACGGTAAGAAAAACACACCAAAGAATAAAACCCTAATCGAGTCAATATCTGAAATTGAATATGGAAATATTAACTCACTCTGGTTTAGTAACAACCCACTGCCTATAGATAAAGATAAAATAATAAATGTAGAAATATGGTTGAACACTGATAGCCAAGATGATGAGCATCTTGAAGAAGAACTGAATCATGCATGTGGAATAGTTGGAATTACTGTAATAAACGGTTCTCTCAAGTTTAAGGAACGTGTCGTCAAAATCGTTTTAGCATCGGTTAATCAGTTAAATTTATTACAATTGTCATTGCAAAGCATAGCTGAAATTAGACCCGCTAATACTGTAAGTCTTGATTTTATTAACTTAAAAGCAGCAGAGCAATTTCAGTGGTCAAATACCCTCACCCATACCTTGTCTACTAATCGTATTCCAGTATGTATTTTAGATACTGGAGTCTCTTTTGGGCATCCCTTATTAACGACTTTTACAAACGCGAACTGTGTTATTAGTGCCGAGCCGCATTGGAATCCACTAGATCAGCAAGGGCATGGGACTGGAATAGCCGGCCTTGTGTTATTTGGTGATTTAAAATATGCGCTGCAAAGTTCTAGTATTGAGATTTCTGCAACAATTGAATCAGTGAAAATTTTACCGGATAATGGTTCTAATGATCCAAGGTTATATGGGGCAATAACAAGCGATGCTGTATATAATTTAGAATCAATCAATCCATCCAATAATCGAATATATACAATGGCCGTCACCTCAGAATATAATTTAAGAGGAGTGCCTAGTAGTTGGTCTGCTAAGATTGATGAATTATGTTCAGGAACGCCAGACGATGAAAACAAACGCCTTTTTGTCATTTCAGCAGGTAACATGGCTCCTCAATATATCCATGCTTATCCGGAAGCAAATTTAACCAGTTCGATTGAAGACCCTGCAAACTCTTACAATGCGCTTACGATTGGTTATTGGGCAAGCGAGGATAATGTCCAAACTGCTGGTTATGTACCTGTAGCTGCTCTTACGGATCTTGGCCCTACATCAACAACATCTCTTCGATGGTTTAGAAATGCCCCTATCAAACCAGATGTAATATTCGAAGGCGGTAATTACGGTTTTGATCATTCTTGTGATTTTCCCGCAGATCTGGAAGAGTTGAGTTTGATGACAACTTCAAATGAAATATCTTCGGGTATATATTTTTCTAAATTCGGTGAGACTAGTGCAGCTACAGCCCTAGCTACAAATTTTATTTCTAAAGTCTGGAGTAAGTATCCTAAATATTGGCCTGAAACGATTAGAGGTTTAGTCGTCCATAGTGCTGAATGGCCTCGAGGTATTTATGAACGTTTTCAACCCTATAAGAAAAAGCAAGATTATGAAAATTTACTAAGGACCTGTGGGTATGGTTATCCAAATCTGACTAAAGCCCTCTCAAGTGGGGATAAATCAGTCAATCTTATAATGGAAGACCAAATTCAACCGTATACAGAAGACTGCAAGCTGAACGACATGGTATTATATACATTACCTTGGCCATCTGAAGAGTTAGTGAAATTAGGTGGGGAGGAGGTGAAACTTAGGATTACATTGTCATATTTTGTTGAGCCGAATCCAGGTGAGCGAGGTTGGGGTAATAAATACAAATACAGTTCGTGCGGGCTGCGATACGATATTAACGCACCAGGAGAGGATTCCCCTGATTTTGTATTTAGAATAAATAAAAAATACAGGGATGAAATGGAAAATGAAGACTTAGACTCTTCAGGTGGGGACTCCAATCGCTGGATGCTGGGGCAAAAACTTAGAGGTAGGGGCTCTATACATAGCGATGTATGGAGCGGTTCTGCTGTAGAGTTGGCAGATAAAAAGTATATTGCAATATACCCGGTTAGCGGGTGGTGGAAAGAACTGAAGAAAGAAAAAAGGCAATCGAGTATGATTCGCTACTCATTAATTGTTTCTATTGAGACACCTTCTAATAATTTAGATATTCATAATTTCATTGAGAATATGATTTCCATTGATAATGGAGTTGTAAACAGCATAGGCCTTGAGTGATTTTTGTTTTGCTTTTCGTACTCCCCATGAGTATTTTTAAATCTCATGGGGGGAACTTTTCGCCTCAATATTGCCTGCTACTTTCCCATGCAAACTTAAATACTATTAATAAAATCTTCAACCTACATTAATTAACGCATCGCTTGATACTTATTTAATGCTCAACGGAGGCCATGTTTTACTGTTTTTCGAGAAATATTGATTCATATCTAACTCATTCTATGTTGTCTCATCCCCTATAAAACCTTGCCAGATTGCCGTTAACCTCGCACAGCGGCATCCTTTCCTTATGAATACATTAACTTCAATTCAGGGGATCGGTCGTGCGATCCGTAATCTCATCCGCACCGGCGTTGTGACCGCTGTCGACCTCGACGAGGGATTATGTCGTGTCCAGACCGGTGGGATACAAACTACGTGGTTGAACTGGCTGACATCCCGCGCCGGACGGTCGCGCACGTGGTGGGCTCCCTCGGTGGGTGAGCAGGTGCTCATTCTGGCTGTGGGCGGTGAGCTCGATACGGCGTTTGTCCTGCCCGCCATTTTCTCTGATGACCATCCCGCGCCCTCCGCCTCCGCCGATGCGTTTCACATTGCCTTTCCTGACGGCGCGGTCATCGAGTACGAACCCGAGACCGGGGCGCTTTCAGTGACGGGCATTACCACCGCCGAGGTCACCGCCTCGAAATCCATTACCGCCACGGTGCCGGTCGTGATGATTAAGGCCGACACCCGCGTCACGCTCGATACGCCGGAGGTGGTGTGTACCAACAAGCTCATAACCGGCACGCTCGAAGTGCAAAAGGGCGGGAAGATGAGCGGTGACTTTGAGCACGCAGGCGGGAAATTTACCTCCAACGGCGTGCAGGTGGATGACCATGACCACGGCGGCGTCGAGCGCGGAAACAGCCGGACGGAGGGTACGAAATGACGGCCCGTTATATCGGCATGAACCGGGAGACCGGCCGGGCCATTACCGACGCCGACCATATCCGCCAGAGCGTGAGCGATATCCTGCGCACGCCGGTCGGGTCGCGGGTGATGCGCCGTGATTACGGCTCGCTGCTGTCCTCCCTGATTGATATGCCACAAAACGATGCGCTGAACCTTCAGATGATGTGTGCCTGTTATATGGCGCTGCTGAAGTGGGAGCCTCGCGTCACCATCACGTCACTGACGATTGAACGGCAGTTTAACGGCCAGATGATGGTTGACCTGACGGGTGAAATCAAAGACTCAGCCGCCCCTTTATCCCTGACTATTCCAGTGAGTTGAACCTATGGCCATTATCGACCTGAGCCAGCTCCCCGCGCCCGACGTGGTGGAAACGCTGGATTATGAATCCATCCTCGCCGAGCGTAAGGCGACCCTTATTTCGCTCTACCCGGAAGACCAGCAGGAGGCTTTCGCCCGCACGCTCGCGCTGGAATCTGATCCGCTGGTGAAATATCTGGAAGAAAATTCATACCGCGAAGTGTTATGGCGTCAGCGAGTGAACGAGGCCGCGCTGGCTGTCACGCTGGCGTACGCCGAAAACAATGACCTCGATGTGATGGCCGCGAACACCAATATCGCCCGCCTGATTATCACCCCGGCCGACGACAGCACCATCCCGCCGACACCGGCGGTCATGGAGTCCGACACGGATTTTCGTCTGCGGGCGCAACAGGCTTTTGAGGGCTTAAGCGTCGCGGGGCCAGTGGGGGCGTATGAGTTTCACGGCCGCAGTGCCGATGGCCGCGTCGCTGACATTTCCGTCATCAGTCCTGAGCCTGCGTGCGTGACCATTTCCGTTCTTTCCCGCGAGGATAACGGTGCTGCCTCTGATGCGCTGCTGGCGGTGGTACGTCACGCGCTTAACGGCGAAGACGTCAGGCCGGTTGCCGACCGGGTGACCGTTCAGTCGGCGGAGATTATTCACTACACGATAGACGCGACGCTCTTCATTTTTCCCGGCCCGGAAAGCGAACCCATCCGCGCTGCAGCCGAAGCAAAACTGAAAGCCTACATCAGCGCTCAGCACCGGCTCGGGCGTGACATTCGTCAGTCTGCCATTTACGCCGCCCTGCATGTGGAAGGGGTACAGCGGGTCGAGCTGGCGGCACCGGCCGCTGACATCGTGCTCGATAAAACGCAGGCGTCTTTCTGCTCAGATTATCAAATCAGGCTCGGGGGCTCGGATGAGTGAGGCGCGTCTCCTGCCGGTCGGGTCATCGCCGCTGGAGGTGGCCGCCGCCCGTGCCTGTGCGGAAATCGAAAACACCCCAATCCCGTTACGCCGGTTATGGAACCCGAACGACTGCCCGGTGAATCTGCTGCCGTGGCTCGCCTGGGCGTATTCCGTCGACCGCTGGGATAGCGACTGGCCGGAAGAGACCAAACGTGACGTTATTCGGGCAGCTTTTTACATTCACCGGCGCAAAGGCACCATCGGTGCAGTGCGCCGCGTGGTCGAGCCTTTGGGGTATGTGATTAACGTGACGGAGTGGTGGGAAACCAGCGACCCGCCCGGCACCTTTCGCCTCGATATTGGCGTGCTGGAAACCGGCATCACCGAGGAAATGTATCTCGAGATGGAGCGGCTCATTGCTGATGCCAAACCGGCCAGCCGCCACCTTATCGGACTTAACATTATTCAGGACGTGGCCGGTTATCTCTTCGCCGGTGGCGTCAGTTATGACGGCGACATCATTACCGTGTATCCGGGCTAAGTGAGAGCAGAATGACAGTGAAATATAAAACAGTGGTCACCACGGCCGGGGCGGCAAAATTTGCGGCTGCACTGACGCCGGGCGGCAAAAAGGTCAACATCGTGGCAATGGCCGTCGGTGACGGGGGCGGTACGCTGCCCGAGCCGAACACCGGCCAGACAAAACTCATCAATGAAGTCTGGCGTCATCCGCTGAACAAAATCAGCCAGGACAACAAGAAGAAAAATTACGTGGTGGCCGAGCTGGTTATCCCGCCGGAAACGGGCGGCTTCTGGCTGCGTGAAATGGGGCTGTATGACGACACCGGCACGCTGGTCGCCGTCGGTAATATGGCCGAGAGCTACAAGCCAAAACTGGAAGAGGGTTCCGGTCGGGCGCAGACCCTGCGCATGGTGATCATCCTGTCTGACCTCGAATCGGTCGAGCTCGCCATCGACTCATCAATGGTGATGGCAACGCAGGACTACGTTGACGACAAAATCGCGGAGCACGAACAATCGCGCCGCCATCCTGACGCCACGCTGAAAGATAAAGGGTTTACCCAACTCAGCAGCGCCACCGACAGCGCGTCTGAGGCGCTCGCTGCGACGCCGAAAGCGGTGAAGGCGGCATATGACCTCGCTAAAGGCAAATACACGGCTCAGGACGCGACCACGGCGCAGAAGGGTATCGTGCAGCTCAGCAGCGCTACCGACAGTACGTCTGAAGCGCTGGCCGCCACGCCGAAAGCCGTCAAAGCCGCGAATGACAATGCTAACGGGCGCGTGCCGGGTACCCGCAAGGTGAATGGCAAAGAACTGAACAGTGATATCAGTGTCACCTCGCAGGATATTTTCGATACGCAGGCAACCGGCCTGACAGCGGAAGACCTCGATGCTCTGAAAAAGCCGGGTCTTTACTGCCAGCTCGCAAATGCCAATGCAACAGTCGCCCGGCACTACCCCGAGAACAGCGCTGGCACCTTGATTATTTATAAAAATGCCGGGGTCACGCAGATTTATTGCGTCTACAACTCATCGCGCAGTTATTCCCGCAGCCAGTATTCCACCGGTGGCTGGACGCCGTGGACGCCTGCCGACACGTTCCCGGTCGGTGCCCCTATTGCGTGGCCGTCTGACAGCATTCAGACCGGTTATGCCTTCATGCAGGGGCAAAAATTTGATAAGGCGGTTTACCCGCTGCTGGCGATGGCTTACCCGTCAGGCGTCATTCCTGACATGCGTAACTGGACGATTAAAGGGAAACCGACCAGCGGTCGCGCGGTGCTGTCGCAGGAGCAGGACGGGATTAAATCGCACACCCATAGCGCCAGTGCGTCAGCGACGGATTTGGGTACGAAGACCAGCTCATCATTCGACTATGGCAATAAAACGGCGGCGTCGACTGACCTCGGTACCAAAACGACGTCCTCGTTTGATTACGGAACCAAAACCACCAATACCACTGGCGCACATACTCACACTTTTGCAAACTCGGCCAGCTCGAGCAGCACCGGCATGGCCGATGGCGGTGACCCTAAAAAACAGGACTCCACGCAGACGACCAGTAGTGCGGGAGCGCATGCCCACACAGTCGCCATCGGGGCACATACGCATTCTGTCGCCATGGGCGGGCATAGCCACACCGTGCCGGTCGGGGCGCATGCGCACACCATTGTCATGGGGTCACATACGCACGCAGTTTCCGTCGCTGCGGCGGGTAACGCCGAAAACACCGTTAAAAACATCGCATTCAACTATATCGTGAGGCTTGCATAATGACGTTCAAAATGAGCGATGTGGATCGCACCATCAGGGTTTTCAATTTAAGCGCGGATACCTGCGAATTTATCGGCACCGGTGATGCCTGGTTACCGGCGCATACCGGCTTACCCGCGAACTGTACACACATTGCGCCTCCAGATATTCCCGAAGGGAAAGCGGCGGTGTTCAGTCAGAATAAATGGGCTCTGGTCCGGGATTATCGCGGTGAGACCGTGTACCGGACTGACACCGGTCAGGCAGTCTTTATCACTTCCCTCGGAGATTTACCTCCTGACACAACGGTTATTGCGCCTGAAGGCGAGTTCATGCGCTGGAGCGGCAAGGCGTGGGTAGAGGATGAGGAAGCCGAATACAGTGCGGCGGTAAAAAATGCCGAAGACGAAAAGAGCCGGTTAACCGGCGTAGCCACACTCGCCATTAATGCGTTGCAGGATGCAGTTGAGCTTGAGATGGCGACCGACGATGAAAACGCATCATTGCTTGAATGGAAAAAATACCGCGTACTGCTTAATCGTATCAATGTCAGCGATGCACCGGATATCGCATGGCCGGTCGCACCGGAATAAGGCTGGCGGGCTGATGCCCGCCCTTCCCCCGCTGTTGTCTCAATTCCCATCCAACCCTGACAAATAGCCTCCCCCAACCGCTCCACCGAAAATAGCACTCACCCTAAAACCACGGAGTTAAACGGATGAGTGATTACCATCATGGCGTCCAGGTGCTGGAAATTAACGACGGCACCCGCGTCATTTCCACGGTATCAACAGCCATTGTCGGCATGGTCTGCACGGCCAGCGATGCAGACGCTGCAACATTCCCTCTGAACGAGCCTGTTCTGATCACCAACGTGCAGGCCGCTATCGCAAAAGCCGGTAAGAAAGGCACGCTCGCCACAGCCCTTCAGGCTATTGCTGACCAGTCGAAACCGGTCACCGTTGTCGTGCGTGTCGAAGAAGGTTCCGGCGACGATGAGGACACAGCGCTCGCGCAGACGGTATCCAATATCATGGGCACCACTGACGAAAACGGGAAATACACCGGTCTGAAAGCGCTGCTGACTGCCGAAGCGGTGACCGGCGTTAAACCACGCATTCTCGGCGTGCCGGGACTCGATACTCTCGAAGTCTCGACAGCTCTTGCGCCAGTGTGTAAAAAACTGCGTGCCTTTGGGTACGTCAGCGCCTGGGGCTGTAAAACCATATCGGATGCCATTAAATACCGCGACAACTTCAGCCAGCGCGAGCTGATGGTCATCTGGCCGGATTTCCTCTCATGGGATACCACGGCAAACGCGACAGAAACGGCGTACGCCACCGCGCGAGCACTTGGTCTGCGTGCCAAAATCGACCAGGAGCAAGGCTGGCATAAAACCCTTTCTAACGTTGACGTGAATGGCGTCACCGGTATCAGTGCGTCTGTGTTCTGGGATCTCCAGGAGCCCGGCACCGATGCCGACCTGCTGAACGAAGCCGGGGTCACCACGATTATCCGCAAAGACGGCTTCCGTTTTTGGGGCAACCGCACCTGCTCTGACGACCCGCTTTTCCTGTTTGAGAACTACACCCGCACCGCGCAGGTTATCGCTGACACGATGGCTGAGGCGCATATGTGGGCGGTCGATAAACCGGTGACCGCCACACTCATTCGCGACATCGTTGACGGCATCAATGCCAAATTCCGCGAGCTGAAAACTGGGGGCTATATCGTCGATGCGACCTGCTGGTTTGACGACAGCGCCAACGATAAGGAGACGCTTAAGGCCGGGAAGCTGTATATCGACTACGACTACACGCCGGTACCACCACTCGAAAACCTGACCTTACGCCAGCGCATTACCGATAAATATCTGGCGAACCTGGTCTCCTCGGTTAACAGCAAATAAGGAGCCCGACTCAATGGCAATGCCGCGCAAACTCAAGTTAATGAATGTCTTCCTGAACGGCTACAGCTATCAGGGCGTCGCCAAATCCATCACGTTGCCAAAGCTAACCCGAAAACTCGAAAACTATCGCGGTGCCGGGATGAACGGTGCAGCACCTATCGACCTCGGGCTCGATGACGATGCCCTCTCGATGGAGTGGTCTCTCGGTGGCTTCCCTGACTCGGTGGTATGGGAACTGTATGCCGCAACCGGCATTGATGCGGTGCCGATTCGCTTCGCGGGATCCTATCAGCGCGACGACAGCGGCGAGACTGTCGCGGTGGAAGTAGTGATGCGTGGACGTCAAAAAGAGATCGACACCGGTGAAGGTAAACAAGGCGAAGACACCGAGTCGAAAATTTCGGTGGCGTGCACCTACTTCAAGCTGACGATGGACGGAAAAGAACTGGTTGAAATCGACACCATCAACATGGTTGAAAAGGTGAACGGTACCGACCGACTGGAGCAGCACCGCCGCAATATCGGCCTGTAATTTTATCCGGCCAGCATGACTGGCCGCTTATTTCCAAAGTGAGGAACCTATGAGCAAAGAAAACGTGATTACCCTGGATAATCCAATCAAACGCGGCGAGCAAGTACTCGACCAGATCACACTGATAAAACCGAATGCCGGAACACTGCGCGGTGTCAGTCTGGCCGCAGTGGCAAACTCTGAAGTCGACGCGCTGATTAAAGTGCTGCCCCGCATGACGGCACCGATGCTGACCGAGCAGGAAGTCGCCGCGCTGGAACTGCCCGACCTCGTGGCACTGGCTGGTAAGGTGGTTGGTTTTTTGTCACCGAATTCGGCGCAATAGAGTTTCCGAAAGACCTGTCGGTCGATGACCTGATGGCTGATATCGCCGTGATCTTTCACTGGTCGCCATCAGAGTTATACCCCCTGAGTCTGACCGAGCTCATCACATGGCGCGAAAAGGCGCTCCAGAGAAGCGGAAACACGAATGAGTAACAGCGTTAAATTACAGGTATTACTCAAGGCTGTTGACCAGGCGACCCGCCCGTTTAAATCCATCCAGACAGCGAGCAAGTCGCTGTCTGGAGAGATCCGGGGAACGCAAAAATCATTGCGAGAGCTGAATGGTCAGGCTTCCCGTATTGAAGGATTCCGTAAGTCCAGCGCACAGCTTGCCGTCACCGGCCAGGCGCTGAAGAAAGCCAAGCAGGAAGCCGCTGCTCTTTCCGTACAGTTTAAAAATACTGAGCAGCCGACCCGCGCCCAGGCTCAGGCTATGGAATCTGCACGGAAAAGTGCCGCAGCCCTTCAGCTCAAACACAACAGCTTACGCCAGGCAGTGCAGCGTCAACGCAACGAACTTAGCCTTGCGGGGATTAATACCCGTACATTGGCCGCCGACGAGCGCCGTTTAAAAACCAGCATTGGTGAGACCACCTCACAGCTTAACCGCCAGCGGGAAGCGCTCGCTCGCGTCAGCGCGCAGCAATCCCGTCTCAACGGTATCAATCAGCGCTATCAGGCCGGTAAAGCACTGGCGGGAAATGCCGCCTCTATGGGTGCTACCGGGATCGGCATGGCGACAACCGGTACTCTGGCCGGGGTGGCGTTGATAAAGCCTGGTTATGATTTTGCGCAGAAAAACTCGGAGCTACAGGCTGTGCTCGGCGTGGCAAAAGAGTCTGCTGAAATGACTGCGCTGCGTACCCAAGCGCGACAGCTTGGTGATAACACGGCCGCTTCTGCCGACGATGCCGCCGGTGCGCAGATTATTATCGCCAAAGCCGGGGGCGACGTTGCCGCAATACGGGCAGCAACGCCGGTAACCCTGGACATGGCGCTGGCGAACCGTCGCACAATGGAAGAAAACGCCGGTTTGCTGATGGGGATGAAATCAGCCTTCCAGCTCGAGAACGATAAGGTCGCGCATATCGGTGATGTTCTCTCGATAACAATGAACAAAACCGCCGCTGACTTTGACGGTCTGAGCGATGCGCTGACCTATGCCGCACCGGTGGCAAAAAATGCCGGGGTGAGTATCGAAGAAACCGCCGCAATGGTCGGTGCACTGCATGACGCAAAAATTACCGGCTCGATGGCCGGGACCGGTAGCCGGGCGGTGCTCAGCCGCCTTCAGGCTCCTACCGGCAAAGCCTACGACGCAATCAAAGAGCTCGGCGTCAAAACGGCTGACAGTAAGGGAAATACCCGGTCGATCTTCACCATTCTGAAAGAAATGCAGTCGAGCTTTGAGAAAAACAAACTCGGTACAGGCCAGCGTGCCGAGTACATGAAAACCATCTTTGGGGAAGAAGCGAGCTCGGCTGCTGCTGTGCTGATGACCGCAGCCTCATCCGGCAAACTTGATCAACTCACGGCAGCGTTTAAAGCCTCTGATGGCAAAACGAGTGAGCTGGTCAAGGTGATGCAGGATAACCTCGGGGGTGACTTAAAAGAGTTCCAGTCGGCCTATGAGGCAGTCGGGACCGACCTCTTCGACCAGCAGGAATCCTCTCTGCGAAAACTTGTGCAGACCACAACCCGCTATGTGCTCAAGCTCGATGGCTGGATCCAGAAAAATAAAGGACTGGCGCAAACCCTGGGCACCATTTCAGCGGTTGCAGTGGGTGTGGTGGGATTAGTCGGTGCAATCGGTCTTGTGGCCTGGCCCGTTATCACTGGGGTGAACGCGCTTATTGCTGCGGCCAGCGCGCTCGGCGCGGTATTCACGACCGTTTGCGGCGGGATTATCACTGCTATCGGCGCGATCTCCTTGCCCATTGTCGCAGCGGTAGGAATCATCGTTGCCAGCGCGCTACTCATTCGAACCTTTTGGGAACCTATCAGCGCATTTTTCGGTGGCGTCATCGAGGGAATCCGGGCAGCTTTCGCCCCCTTAGGGGAACTGTTCTCACCACTGAAACCGATGTTTAACTGGCTGAGCGAAAAGTTACAGGCTGCCTGCCAATGGTTCAAAAATTTTATAGCCCCTGTCAAAGCGACGCAGGACACCCTCAACAGTTGCCGTAACGTAGGCGTGATCTTCGGTCAGGCGCTGGCAGATGCGCTGATGCTCCCGCTAACCGCCTTCAACAAACTGCGCAGCGGCATCGATTGGGTCCTGGAGAAACTCGGCATCATCAACAAAGAATCCAGCACTCTCGACCAGACAGCGGCAAAAGCCAGCGCGGCCACGCAGGGAGGAAATTACATCCCGGCGACCAGCAGCTATGGCGGCTATCAGGCATACCAGCCTGTATCCGCTCCCGGCGGGCGTTCCTACGTCGACCAAAGTAAAAACGACTATCACATCACACTTCAGGGCAGTTCGGCACCCGGCGCACCGCTGGATCGCCAGCTACAGGATGCCCTCGAAAAATATGAACGTGACAAGCGCGCCCGCGCACGAGCCAGCATGGCGCACGATGGCTAAGGAGGAAAAGTAAAATGATGCTCGCACTCGGTATGTTTGTTTTTATGCGTCAAACGCTGCCTTACCAGACGATGCAACGCGACGCAGATTACCGCTGGCCGTCAAACAGTCGTGTCGGAAAACGTGATGCCTTTCAGTTCCTAGGCGTTGGTGAGGAGAAAATTACGCTCAGTGGCATACTTTACCCTGAGCTGACCGGCGGTAAGTTGACGATGACCACTGTCAGGTTAATGGCTGAAGAGGGTCGCGCATGGCCATTACTGGATGGCACCGGTACGATTTACGGCATGTACGTCATCAATAATGTGAGTGAATCTGGAAGTGTTTTCTTCCCTGACGGTACACCGCGCAAAATTGACTTCACACTGTCGCTCACCCGCGTGGATGAATCACTCGCCGCGTTGTATGGCGATATCGGGAAACAGGCTGAATCATTGATTGGCAAAGCAGGCAGCATGGCGACAAAACTCAACGGCATGATGGGAGCTGGCTGATGCTTAATGCGCTGAACCTGGGGGCGGGAGCGGCACTCACACCTGATTATATGTTGATGCTCGATAGCCGAGATATTACCGGCAACATCAGCTCTCGCCTGATGAATATGACGCTGACCGATAATCGAGGATTTGAAGCTGACCAGCTCGACATCGAGCTTGATGATAGCGATGGGCTGCTCGAGCTGCCGCTTCGCGGTGCCGCCCTCACGCTGTTTATTGGCTGGAAAGGCTTTGCACTGGTCGGTAAGGGAAGTTTCACCGTGGATGAGGTTGAACATCGGGGCGCGCCGGACGTGGTGACGATTCGCGCCCGAAGTGCTGATTTTCGTGGCACGCTCAACTCTCGCCGGGAGGAGTCCTGGCATGACACCACGCTCGAAAAGGTGGTAGAGGCGATTGCCACTCGCAACAAACTGACCGCCAGCGTTGCACCGGTGCTGGCTGGCATCAACATTCCGCACATCGATCAGTCGCAGGAGTCTGACGCGAAATTCCTAACGCGCCTTGCGGAGCGAAACGGCGGCGAGGTCTCAGTCAAAGCCGGGAAACTTCTGTTTCTCAAACCGGGCCAGGGCGTGACGGCCAGTGGCAAACTCATCCCGCCGGTCACCATCAACCGCAGCGACGGTGACCGGCATCTGTTTTCTATTGCCGATCGAGGAGCCTATACCGGTGTGACGGCAAAGTGGCTTCACACCAAAGACCCAAAACCCCAGAAACAAAAGGTGATGCTTAAACGGAAGCCGAAAGAGCAGCATCTGCGCGCACTGCAACATCCGAAAGCAAAGCCGGTCCCTACGAAGAAAAAATCAAAAGTGCAGGAAGTACGCGAGGGTGAGTACATGCTCGGTGAAGCGGATAACGTGCTGGCGCTGACAACAATCTATGCCACCAAAGCTCAGGCCATGCGAGCGGCCCAGGCGAAGTGGGATAAATTACAACGCGGGGTTGCCGAGTTTTCGATAAACCTGGCTATCGGACGGGCAGACCTTTACCCGGAAACGCCTGTTAGAGTCACCGGCTTTAAGCGCGTCATCGATGAGCAGGCGTGGACTATTACGAAGGTGACCCACATGCTGAACAATAACGGTTATACGACGGCGTTAGAGCTTGAGGTAAAGCTCGAGGATGTGGAATACGAGGCCAAACAAAGTTGAATTTGCAAACAATAACTTGCAAATGTAAGAATCAGGTTTATCATCGCCCTCAGATAAGCCAGTGAGGGGAAACGATTATGATGCACTGCCCATTATGTCAGGATGCCGCGCACGCACGCTCAAGCCGGTACCTAAGCACTGAAACGAAAGAGCGCTACCACCAGTGCCAGAACATCAACTGCGGTTGCACTTTCGTCACCCACGAAAGCCTTGCCCGTTTTATCGTGAAGCCTGGCGAAATTGAACCCGCCCCGCCCCACCCGTCCAAATACAAGCAACAACAGCTCTGGCTCTAG